TTATAAGGGATGTCACAACCACAGTAGAGCCAGTTTCAGAACCAATAACATTGGCTGAAGCTAAGAACTATCTAAGGGTTGATTTTGATGATGATAACGACTTAATTAGCTCTTTGATAACTTCTGCAAGAGTTAGATTAGAGAAATATGCTGGTGTGGCTATGACAGCTCGTACTTTACAAGTTGTAGCCTATGTAGATGAGTTCATTGAACTACCATACGCACCACTTAACAATATCACTAAGGTAGAATATTGGGATAACGATAGCTGGGTAGAAATTACCATACCACAATACAACGTATTAGGAACTACCTATAAGAAAATATACATGAACTCTTTTAGTCACATGGAGTTTAGATTTACTTATACTTGTGGTTACGCTACCACTCCTGCAGTTATGAAAACAGCCTTGTATAAGATACTTGCTGATTTATACGATTACAGAGAATCTTCTGTAGAAGATAGCAAACCAAATGCTAATATAGCATCTGCATACGAATTAATGAAGCCTTATAAACGAGTAAGCATAATATTATAATGATAAGTAGACTTAAAAATAGGATTACTTTCCAATCTAAGGTTTCAGAATCTGATGGTGCTGGTGGCTATGTCCTAACGGATGTAGACTACTATACTTGTTGGGCTGAGATATTTAGGGAGAATCAAAACAAGACAAACATAGCTGGTAAGGATTCTATATCAGATAACATTGTTTTTAGGATAAGAGATGCCAATAGTATCTCTATTTCTAATGACCTTACTATTGCTTTTGAAGGTAATATCTACTTGATTAGCAGCGTTATAGATGAATTTGATGGTCACAACTTTTTGAGAATAACTTGTTCTACCTTAAAGAGAGTTGGTACTTGGGATAGTATTACTGCTTTTTGGGAGAATATCAGTACAACCTGGGAACTTACTTAATGTCATTTACTATAAATAAAACAGCAAGTGTTACTAACCTATCAAAAAGGTTAAAAGAGGCACCTCATTTGATTACTCAGCAAGTGCAGAAGATAATCAATGAATCTGTAATAGCTATAGAGAATAATGCAAGAGCAAGGGCTCCATTAGGTAAAACTGGTAAATTAAAAGGTTCTATTTATAGCACTCCTTACAATATGAACGCAGGAGCAAAGGTGGGTTCAAGTGTATTTTATTCACCTTTTGTTGAGTTTGGTACTGGGCCATCTTTTCAGATTCCAGTGTATAGAAACCTTAGCATGAATCAACTTGAGGGCTACGCACAGACGTTTAAACGAAATAACGGAAATGTAGTAAATTTGCCCCATAGACCATTCTTATTTAACTCGGCTTCAGAAGAACTATATAAAATGGTTACTAAAATAAAAAAAATTAAAATATAATGGCTACTCTTCAAGGTAAAGCGGTAAAAAATACATATAGACAAGTACTACAGATTGGTGCTAATAATGTTGGAGTAAGTGGTAGTTTACAGCCAGTACAAGATGGCGGTGGAGTAAATACTGCTCTTTCTTTATCAACTACTGCAGCTACAATTACTGGTGATTTAACTATCACTGGTGATTTGATTATTACTGGAGGTGGTATTCAGATACAAGATTTAATTGATGATACTGTTGCCACTTTGATTCAGAACGGTACTGGTATCACTTGGGCTTATAACGATAGTTTAAGAACTTTAACTCCGACTATCACTATTGCAACTGCAGATGGTGGTGTTCAAGGTGATTTCTTACAATTCAATACTGGTGCTGGTGAAGCTAATGCTGTAGCTAAGATGTATTGGAATAATACTGATGGCACTGTTGACTTAGGTTTAGTTGGTGGCAATGTAGTGTTACCAATAGGTCAAAAGCAAGTTGCAAGAGTACTTAACAACTCTGGTAGCATCTTAAACAAGTCTGCTTATCAAGTAGTTAAAGTTTCTACTGCTCAAGGACAAAGATTAGCTGTTACATTAGCACAAGCTAATAACGATGCTAACTCAACTGATACTTTAGGTTTAGTAGCTGAGAACATAGCTAACAACCAAGATGGCTTCATTACTACAAGTGGTGTGATAAACGGAATCGATACAACTGGAGATTTGCAGTTAGAAGATTGGAACGATGGTGATGTTTTATACCTTTCTCCAACTACGCCAGGTGCTATCACTAAGGTTAAGCCAGTAGCTCCTCAACATACTATCATTGTTGGTTTTGTAGTTTATGCTCACAAGACACAAGGTAAAATCTATGTTAAGGTTGACAATGGTTACGAATTAGATGAACTTCATAACGTAAGAATTACGAATGTTCAAAATAATAACGTAATAAAATATAACTCTTCTTTAGCTGTTTGGGAGAATGTTGCTCCAATAACAACATGGATTGCCGAAGGAACTAACTTATACTATACTCAAGGTAGATTTGATTCAGCTTTCGCTGCTAAGAGCACAACGAACTTGGCAGAAGGAACGAATCTTTATTTTACAACTGCAAGAGGTGACGTAAACTTTGCAGCTAACTTTGCAACTAAAACCACTACCGACTTACCAGAAGGTACAAATTTGTATTTTACAAATCAAAGATTTGATTCAAGATTTGGTACAAAGACTACTACTGATTTAACAGAGGGTACAAACCTTTATTACACTCAAGCAAGATTTAATACTGCTTTTGATGCTAAGACTACTACAGACTTAGATGAAGGAACTAACTTATATTACACAGATGCTCGTGCAAGACTTGCATTATCTTCATCTGCGACTGGTTTAAGTTATGCTAACAATAGTGGTGTATTCAGCTTAACTGCTGGATATGCGATTCCTACAAGTGTTAAATTAGGTGAGTACGATATAGCTTACAATCGTTCTATCGTATCTGCTGCAGTAACTGGTACATCAACAAAGACTTTAAGCCTAACTCAACAAGATGCTAACGTAATCACAGCAACTTGGACTGACCAAGGTATAACAACAATAAACGGAACTGCTAATCAAATAGCAGCTACAACTGTAGGTAACACTACAACTCTTGCATTTACGAATGACGTTACTATGCCAAACAACTTAGTTGTAAGTGGTAACTTAACTATCAATGGTACTGCAACTTATGTAAACACTCAATCAATATCTGCTAAAGACCCATTGTTTGAGGTTGCAAATGATAACAACACTACAGATGCCGTAGACATAGGATATTATGGTAGATATTTTGACGCAGCTCAAACTCGTGTTGAGTTTACTGGATTATTTAGAGATGCTTCTGATGCTGGTAAGTTTAAGTTCTTTACTGGTTTAACCGTAGAACCTACTAACGTAGTAGACACTACTGGAACTGGATATACTGTTGGCACATTGGTTGCTAACGTAGAAGGTAACTTAGCTGGTACAGCAAACGCTGCAAACGTACTTTCAACTGCAAGAACAATATCTGCAACTGGAGACGCTGCATGGTCAGTTAGCTTCGATGGTAGTGCAAACGCTACTGGTGCTTTAACATTAGCTAATACTGGTGTTACTGCAACAACTTACGGTACAACAACTGCGGTTCCTACAATCGCTGTAGATAGCAAAGGTAGAATCACAAGTGCTTCAAATACAAACATTGCTTTCCCAGTTACAACTGTAAACGGACAAGCTGGAACAGTTGTTTTAACAACTACTAATATAGCAGAAGGTAGTAATCAATACTTTACTTCAGCAAGAGCACAAGCATCTATTACTGGTGGTGCATCAAGCGTAGTAACTGCAGACTTAACTGCATCAAGAGCATTGGTTTCTGATGGTAGTGGCAAGATTGCAGCAAGTGGCTCTACAACTTCTACTGAAATAGGTTATTTAGCTGGTGTAACAAGTGCTATACAAACTCAGCTTAATGGTAAGTTAAACTTGACTGGTGGTACACTTACTGGTGCATTAAATGGAACAAGTGCTTCATTTAGCACTTCAGTTGGTATTGGAAGTGGTGCAACTATTGCTAATGATATTACTTGGACAAATGATACTGGATTTGGGTTAAAAGCAAACGATGGAACTAGATATCTTTCTTATACAACTGCAGGGGGTACAATATTAGGTTCTACTGGTTCAGCAAAAACTATTATACAAGGTAATGGAGGTAGCGTTGGAATTGGAACTACTAACCCACAAAGTATTTTAGATATAAGGTCTGCTAATATACCAAGAATACAATTAGTTAAAAATGGTATAATTGGTTGGTTTTTGGGTGATACACAACAAGATGGAACTAATATATTTTCTATCGGAACCGACTCTGGTTCTAATTTTAGAATATTAAACATTACTAATACTGGTGATGTAGCAATAGGAGATACTACTGCTTCTGCAAATTTATGGGTAAAGAATAGTGGTGCTGGAAATACATTTGGAGCAAGAAATACAAATGCTTCTTTTGCTGCAACAGTTGGATTCTTAGGTGCAGATAGAAACACTACAGATAATAGCTTTTACTACATTGATTGTTATAATTATGCAGCAGGAAATTATAGATTTAGAGTTGCAGATAGTGGTGCTGTAACATCTGCAAGTAATGTAACAGCAAGAACAACTGGAGATTATAGACAAGCTACACTTGGAACAACTACTGGAGCAGGATTAGTTATCACAAATAGTCTTTATGCAGGTTATGGTTTATTAATAGGTAATAGTTATAGTTTTGGTGACTCTTGGATTCAAGCTGCAAGAATAGATGGTACTGCTAATGCTTATAATTTAACATTACAAGCATCAGGTGGTAACTTGTTGCTTGGAACTACAAGTAGTGTATATAGTACTGCTGCTAAATTTGAAATACAATATCTTGGTACAAGTGTTTATGGTATGAATATGAGAACAACCTCTGGTGATGCTATTCATTTAAACTTTGTAAATCAAGGTGGTAGTCAAGTGGGTTATATATATTCTAATAATACAAATACTCAATATACAACATCATCTGATTATAGACTTAAACAAGACCTTAAAGAATTTAATGGATTAAGTTTAATATCAAATATTAAGACTTATGATTATGAATGGAAATTGGATAAATCAAGAATGTATGGTGTAATTGCTCACGAATTACAAGAATTATTACCACAAGCAGTAAGCGGAGAAAAAGATGGCGAAAGAATGCAAGGTGTTGATTATTCCATGATAGTTCCAATAC